CACAATACTTGGGACGATCCAAAGCACGTTCACAAAGTTCCCATATCTGCGAAAGGTGTGGCAGCGAAATACCGAAGAAGAGCGATTGCTCGGTGTGTCTCTCACAGGGATAATGGATAATCAACTACTGACACTTAAAAATAAAGGATTGGAGAGAACTCTTGAACATTTACGAAAAGTTGCTATTTCTACTAATAATACTTGGGCTGACCGCCTTGGCATTCCAACAAGTACAGCAATTACCTGCGTCAAACCAAGTGGGACAGTTTCACAATTGGTTGACTCCGCATCAGGAATACATCCAAGGCACTCACCACATTACATAAGAACTGTAAGAGGTGATAACAAAGATCCACTAACCCAGTTTATGAAAGACCAAGGTATTCCAAGTGAAGCTGACTTCATGAAACCAGATCAAACAACTGTGTTTTCATTTCCAATGAAAGCTCCTCATGGAGCAGTTGTCACTGAAAATGTTTCAGCTATTGAACAACTAAACACATGGTTGATGTATCAAAGACATTGGTGCGAGCATAAACCTAGTGTAACAATTAATGTAAGAAAGGATGAATGGTTTGAAGTAGGTGCATTTGTTTACGAGCATTTTGATGAGATGTCTGGAGTAAGTTTCTTACCTTACAACGAACATACTTATCAACAAGCTCCATATCAAAATTGTACAAAAGACGATTATAAAAAATTATCAAAAATAATGCCAAAAAGTATTGACTGGGCAAAGCTTTCAGAGTATGAAAAAGAAGATACTACTGCAAGCAGCCAAACTCTTGCTTGTACTGGTGACGTTTGTGAAATAGTAGATATAGGAGCATAGTATGCAAAAATATAACAGATCTTTTCAAGAAGGCACATATACTGAACAAGAGTTTATATCTTTGAGAAAAGATAATTTTGTAAGAAGGGCAAGTCGTACCGAAGACATACATGAACATTGGGATGTTTTAGACAAAGAGTTTGGTAAGATAGATATTAAAGCACCTAAAAGACAGTATCGTAATGGACCAATTGACTACTCAATACACTGGTGGGAGTTTAAAAATGTATCTGGTAAACCAGGTTGGGGCACACCAAACAGTATAGAAAGATTTATAGCATTTAGAGTAAAAGAGGGTTTTGTTTTAGTTGATCCACAAAAAGTAAATTCAATATTAGAAGATAAATGTACAAGTCACTACAGAGGATTGTGGGGATTAAATACAAGAAAAGATAGAAAAGATCTTGCTGCTATGATTCCTGTAGATTTTTTATTAGAACATTGTGAACATAAAATAGAGGTATAAATATGATAAATGTCGATGATGCAATAGCCACATTAACTGTAGATGAAGATAGCCCTACAACATTAACTATGGGTAATGACTATGATCCAGTAAAAAAGCCTCAACACTATGGTCAAGGCACAATAGAGTGTATTAAATATATAGAAGACTTCTTGACAGATGAAGAGTTAATAGGTTATTATAGAGGTAATATTGCAAAGTATCTTCACCGTTGGAGATATAAAAATGGTGTACAAGATTTGGAGAAAGCACAATGGTATCTAAGCGCACTAGTCCAACTACAAAAGCGAAAGTAGCCAAGCCGTTTAACCAAGGCTACAGAGGTTTCTTAGTAGGAAACCTAACTAATCCCTATCCTCAAAATACTAAAGATTATAGGGACTGGGAGTTTGGCTTTAACAAAGCCTACTTCAAAAACAAGGAGCAAGTACTTGACAAAGAGTCTAGAAGAAGAAGCTAAAAAATTTGCTCGACAAAAACGTAAACCTGCTAATGTAAAAGAGTTGACACCTCGGCTATATTTAGCAGGTCAAGCTATGTGTGGTTTTCTTGCAACAGGTAGAAATACATGGCGAATGGAAGAAATACGAAAGTCATCGTATGATTGGGCAGACTATATGTTAGAGGATGATACATAAAAAAGAGGGGGCGTTTAGCCCCCTTTTGTTTTAGTCTAAGTCTAGATCTCCGTAGAATATATCATCATAGCTATCAACTAGACTTTGTATTCGTAACAGTTGTTGGAGACCATCCTCCTCTTTTAATAAGTCCTCTATACTACCTTCGATACCTAGAAACTTCATAACGTTTCTAACTTCTTTTTTATTTTTACTCGAAAGAACTTTTAAAACATTTATACTTTTAGGCATACCTGTTTTTACAATATCGGTTACATCCCCTTTAACTTTTTCAGATATCTTATCTAATATCTTTTGTTTATCTCCTAATGGTAATCTAAAATAATCTGGATTCTTTTTTAAATACTCTAAAGCTCTTGTCTCAAAGAATGGAGCTGCTAATGCATCCATTTTATTTTTAATCTCTGCAGGTCCATCAAAACGTATTGACTTCCAGTACGGTCTACCTGCAGCGTTCATCATCTTCTCTATTAGATTAGGCACTTGAAGTGTTCTGTTTCCAAGTATTTGTTTTCCTAAGTCTGGGACAAACTGTCTACCTCTTGTTGGAGTAGCTCGTCTTGGCATACCTTCGTTTTTAATACCAAGTATATTATCAATGTAACGAAGCATTTGATTTTGAGTCTCTGCACCTTGTCTTCGGTCAGGACTTAAATTAGCATCAGATACCATGCCCCAAACTTGGTTGATAGGATCAAGTGGTCTTGTTGCACCTTGAGTAATTCTACCTACACCTCCACCAAACATATCTCTTAAAGGTTGATAGTTACCTTCTAAAGCTTCATCACTTGCGTAAGCAATAGTCTCACCAAATTCATCAAGATCTCTTATCGCTTGTCCACCAGTTTGTATTCCAAGCTCTATTATAAGTTCTCTAGGAACTTGACTAAAATCAAGATTACCATCTTCACCCAAAGCATGAGCACCAATTTGAGATAAAAGTCTTATCGCTGAAACAGGCCAATCATATTTTTTATCTTGAATACTTCCATCATCTCTTATGTCTTGGTTATAAGCTAAATTATTTTCTAGTCTATCTTTAGCCCCACCTGTTGCATAGATACCTGTTATTATAAAAGACCAACCTGCAGCCATTCTACCTAATGCCTCTGCACCCTCACGAGTTGCAAAGTCTAACTCTTGACCTGTTATCTTTTTAACTCCAAACCTCATGGCGTTTATACCAGTTAAGTCAGCCATAGTTGCCACTGTGGTATTTAAAAAACTACCAAAAGGGATTAAAAAACCAAGAGGTGTTCTATTTGTAAAAAATTCAAGTCCTTGTGCCCATGTCCTAGCAGAAATTAAAGATTCTTTTCCTGGAAGTGAAGACCAATTAACAGAGGCTGTCTCTCTCAGTGTACGAAATACTGCTTTATCTAAAACATTTTTTTGAAATCTATCAGATGCCATTTCAAGCGCAGTGTCAGCAGCTTTAGCAGGATCAAAAAACTTTTCAAATGTCATACCATATTCACGCATAATTGCTTGATTTAGGTTTGTTCCAAAAGACCATATTTTAGTTAGCTCATCTTGTAGCCTAACCATAGTTAGTGTTTGAGCACCTTTAGTTACAGCATCAATGCCTCTAAACGCTAGCATCTCTGCTTCTTCAGATCCTTCAAGAACACTGCCTGGCTTACGTTTAATCTTATCTAAATTAAAATCAGATAAAGCATCACGCACACCACCATCACCAGAAACATCTCTAAATAGTTTTTCAGCAACTTTTGGATTTAAAGAAAGTATTTTGTTAGCATACTCCATGGATATGTCTGGAGATAATACATCAACTCCTCTACGGATGGCACCAACTGCAGAGCCATAAGATCTATTCATAAACTTTTCTGCAGCTTCTGTATCACCTGCAAGTTTAGCTAAACGTGCCTGACCAAGATTAACGGCAGCTGTAAAAAAATCTGCAAGGCTGTTAATACTTACAAGCTGTGTAAAACCTTTTACGTTTGCACCAGTTGTAGCTAGGTGAGATGTAAGAAGTCTTTTATAAATAGACATTGTGTATTGAAATCGTTTAGGATCATCAACCATCTTAGCATTACCACCTGCTATTGCTACAGCATCTTTAATATCTACTCCAGCTTTTTCTAAACGACTAAGATGAGATGGTAGCCACAAGCTTTCACCTGCAAGACTTGCTTGACGTGCAAAGTGTGAGGCTAAACTTACTGGTGTAACATTATCTCCAGTTATAACAATACCGTCTTCATCCATAAACCTTAGTTTATATCCAGTATCTTCCTCAAACTTTTTGACTACCTGTTTAACTTTAGGAACTGAAAGATACTTAATAGTTTGACCAAATACACCTGATATACCAATACTTCTGCCAGTCTTTTTGTTTACTTCTTCTAACATAGATTCGTGAACAACAAACCCTGCTTCTTTTAAAGCTTGATAATAACCCTTTGTTTTACCATCTGGATCTCCTAAAAAGAAGTACTGAAAGAAAGCATTTGTTACTTCGTCATCTGAATATTTTTCATTACGTATTGCTACACGTTCTTTTGCCCTCTCTCTAAATTTAGGCCAAGCTAGAAAATCTCTAGTGCTTCCTTTTATTAAACCAAAGTTCTCGTCAACGGAGTCAATGATAATTTTCTTTTTAACTCGTTTACGAAGTGCTTTCTTTGCATCTTCTAAACTTATTTTAAGAATGTTTTCATCGAACTCTT